GTATTTAATACAGCCTGGGCTGGAACGAAGATAACGGAATCCTTACAGGGCGACGTAAAAGCCAAATTCCATCCGGAAGGTTGCGACACGGTGAAATCCGTGTTCGACCATGAACTCGGACACCGTATCGACGAACTGCTCCATGTGTCACAGCAGCTTGGCTCGAAAGACTGGTATCAGGAAGCGATCGTCCTGGGTGCAGGCTACATCAAAGACAACCTGTCGAAATATGCGATGACCAATCTAAAAGAGTTCGTCGCCGAGGCGTGGAGCGAATATTTGAACAATCCTAACCCTCGGGAGTTGGCTTCGCATGTAGGAGAAATGATAAAGGCCGAATATGAGGCGAGGTATAAAAAAAGCGGAGAATAATTTCTCCGCTTACTCCACGTATGCACGCATCACATTCACCTCCCGAGGCTCAAACACATACGTTCCCTTCTGTCCCTTCATTATGGAGTTATGGGGACGCAGAGGCAGGAACACATCCCGGGGGATGCTATCGAATGCCAGACATCGATCATCCCCAAGGTAATGCTTGCAGTTTTGGCAGCATTCGTCGCTGGTTTTAAACTCTTTATCAATCATAGTTTGCGC